AATTGAGGAACTAAAACATGAGGTAGTTACCTTCCTACTTGAAAAGCTTCATCTTTATGATCAATCTAAGGGTAAAGCATATTCTTATTTTGGTACTATTGCTAAACGCTATCTTATCATCTACAATAATAACAACTATAAGAAACTACAGGAACGTGCTGATGTAGAAGAAATAGATGAAGATAAGAACATATTGTATGAAACCGTTCGTGAAGCTGAAGAAGCAGCTGATCCAAACACATTTATTGATCAGTATGTACGTTACATAGACAAACATCTTTATACTTTGTTTCCTAAGCAACAAGATGCCAAAACAGCAGATGCTATTATGGAATTATTTCGTAAACGTGAAACATTAGAAATATTCAATAAAAAAGCACTATACATTTATATTCGCGAAATTACTGATACTACTACCCCTCAGATTACTAAGGTAACTAAAAAGCTGGATACACTGCGTACTAAGTTATACAATGAATATTACCAGCACGGATATATAAGGATTTAAGGACATATATTTATTGGTAAACGCGATTTATGGCTAATTTTGACGATATTACTCTATTTGGCAGCACATCGCTATCCGATATATTCAAACAAATACACAGAAATAATAAGGATACCGATAAACAAATTAATGATCTCATTGAGACATTAAAACCATTAGCATCATCTAACGCTGGTTCTGCTGTTATGCTTATGCCTACCGTTAAAGATTTAATTGATGTTAATGTAAAAAATAACGAACAATTAATTAAAATGGCAGGTATTGCACAACGTGCTGCTAATACTGGTGGTAGTAGTAATCCTAATGATTTCTTTGACCCATCTGAAATCCAGCAATTGATTGAGGAACAACGTGTTATTCAAATAGATGGACAAAAATTATTAGAACAAACTGAAACTATTCAACATCAAATTGAGAATAAATAATGGTAATCAAAACCGGTTTATCTAGTTTTCAGTCTTATATCTCACAAGGGTATACTTCTAACTTTTCTCCTTCTAGTAATAGTAGTAGGCCTCAACTTGGGAAAGTATTTGGAGTTGTATTGGATGAAATAACTCCATCACAAGAAGCTTTCGAAGCAGTAGGAGGGTTTGCTGGTGTGGGAGCTGTATTTTATTTAGACTACAATTCTTCAAAAAATTTAAATGAAACAGAAGTTAATTTATTAGACTGTAGTATTGCTTATCCTTTAGATGCTAATATTAAAAATTATCCTCTAATAGGAGAAATTATATCTATCACAGATGGTCCCTCTCCATCAACCCAATTTTTACCTTCAATTGGAAAAAAATATTATACTGGAGTAATAAACATATGGAATAATCCCCAAGTAAATGCTCCTGTTGCTCTTCCTGGGGCTAATAAAACTTTTTCTGAGAGTGCTGATATTAGACCTTTACAACCATTTGCTGGGGATTTTATTATTCAAAGTAGAAGAGGGAGTGGTTTAAGATTTGGAACTACAGTTAAAGACCGTTCATTTTTAAATGAATGGAGTAGTATAGGAAATAATGGAGATCCTATTACTATATTGGTTAATGGATATGTTACTACAGATACAGGTTCTTTAGCTCCTAATATTGAAGAAATAAATAAAGAAATATCTTCTATTTACTTAACTTCAACCCAAAAACTCCCCCTCATCCCAGGAGCTTCTATAGTTAATCCTGTTCTTTCAACCTTATCTCCAGATAATTATATTAATTCCCAAATAATATTAAACAGTGATAGGGTTACTCTTAACTCTAAGAAGGATGAAGTATTATTATATGCTAAAACAAATATTGGACTAAATACAGATAATAATATTGTTTTAAATGCAGGACAAAACGTTCATATTAATATAGAAAGTTCTAATCCTGATTCTAAAATATTACTAGGTACAAAAACAAATAATACAGCACCTGATGAACCTGTATTATTAGGTAATCAAACTGTTGTATTACTTGAACAATTAATTACTACTTTAAATATGCTAGGATCATATATGGCATCAGCAACTGTTCCTACTTCTGATGGTTCTATTGCTATTCCTGCGGTTAATGATGCTGGAATACAATTATTAAATTCTACAAGCAATCTTTGCGATCAGTTATTAAAAATAACTTCTGATAAAGTATATACAGTATAATGGCAACACCAACCAACATATCAAGTCTAATATCACCAGATATAGTAAAGAACATAAAAAGTTCAGAAAATATTAAAGCATTTGGTGATCAAATAAAAGATAAAGCCAAAGAAAAAATAAAAACTGCTGCTACTCAATCTACTATATCTAAATTATATCAAGAAAAAGCAGCATTAATTAAAGAAGGAATTGAAGCTGAAATTACTCATGCTAGCGTTTTACTTAATCTAGAAATAAAAAAGACTCCTGGTAAAAAAATAGAAAACGGAAGAACAGTAGAAACTCCTCCACAAATAAGTGAAGAAGAATATCAACTATTAGTTGCAAATGAAAATATAAACTACGCTGCTTTTCAAGAAAATCTTCAAAAACGTAAAGATGAAAATCAAGAAGCAATAGATAAATTTTTAAAAGATCCATTTGCTGAAATAAAAAAGAAAAAAAAAGAAAGACAAGAAAGAATAAAAAAATTAAAATCACGAAGTAAAGAAGAAAAAAGAAAAGCTAGACGAGATAAAAGAAAAGCTGTTATACAAAATGCCAAAAAAACATTAGTTCCTATTTTAACATTATTACTAACAGATAGAATAGCAGATATTATTTCTCAAAATGATACTATTAAAAGATTAGTAGATAATACAAATAGAATAATTACAGAAGCAAATCAATCTGGAGACCCAGTAAAGTTAAATAATGCTAAAGTAGTTAGAGATAGTGCACTAAGAGTAATACAAGATAATGAAAGTAAAATTACTAAAATTAATGAACAACTTCAAAGAGTAACAATTTACATTAACATATTTAGTACAATTATTTCAGTATTATCTGCTATTCCTACCCCTACATCAGTCCCTCCAGGAGTTGGTATTCCTTTAAATGTCATAACTAAAATTGTCCAATTATTAGAAAAAGCAAATAAAATAGTATTAGCATTAAGCGCTTTATTACCAACAATAACTGTTAGTCTAGATAAAGCTATTCAAATATTACAAGATTATAAAGCACAATTATTAAATATTAATAATACATTAGACAGTGTAGCCCCAGCTACTCCTGTAACTTTAGGTACAGATTATGGTACTTATAAAGGATTTAAATTTGCTTTAAGAGAGGATAAACAATTTAGTGCAAGGGAAACAAAACGTCATTTTGCTGTGGCTATTAATAGACAAAATATTGAACAATTAAAAAGTGAAGCATCATTTACGTTAGATCCGAATGATTTAATAGAACAATTAAAATTAATAATAGATCGACAAAATTTACAAGGTTAAATATTTATTTATATGAATATCAAAGTATTTAAAAAATTAATTAAAGAAGCCGTAACTGAAGCTATTTATGAAGAATTACCTGGTATCCTCAATGAGGTATTAAGTAAACAAAATAAACAACAGATCAGTGAAGGTAGAACAGTAAACTTTACTAGTAATGATATTAATCCATTAGCCGGAAGTGTTCGCGAATCATTAATGGCTAAAATGGGAGCTGAATTTGGATTTCAACAACCTCAACGCAATGATTTAAAAATAATAGATGCTGTTGACCCATCAACTGGTGATAAAGTTAATCCATATTTAGCATTTATTAGTGACGCCGCTGCAAATATGACTCCACAGGATAAATCAGGATTAAGAAATTTAGGATAATATGCCAATACCCCAAACAACACGTGTTAATCCTTTAGATTTACAAGGAAATATTGCTATTGGGGTGTCTTTACCTTTTAATGGCCCTGCAGGACCATTTAATAGTACTTATAGTACTGAACAGCAAATTAAATCTAATCTAATTAATCTTTTACTTACTAATAAAGGTGAAAGAATAATGAACCCTGAATTTGGATGTGATTTAGGTACAGTATTAATTGAAGGTATAACAGATGATACAAAAGAACTTATAGTAAATTTAATAAATACTAATGTAAATATATTTGTACCTGAGGTACAACTTGATGAAATATTAGTAGAAGAAGCACCTCAATATAACAATAATTCGGTATCTGTAACGGTTAAATACAGAATAAGAATATCACAAAATGCAAATCAAGTAACAGTACAATTCATATAAAATGGCAGATAATAATGTATCATATCTAAATAAAACGTTTCCTGAGTTTAAAGCTAGTTTAATAAATTATGCCAAGACTTACTTTCCAACAGTTTATAATGACTTTACAGAAGCAACACCAGGAAATTTATTTATTGAAATGTCATCCTATGTGGGTGACGTAATGTCATTTTATTTAGATACTCAAACACAAGAAAACTTTTTATTATACGCTAAAGAAAGAGAAAATCTATTTGCGATGTCTTATATGTTAGGATATCGCCCTAAAGTATCCTATGCTTCAACTGTTGGTATGGATGTATATCAATTAATTCCTACTACAGGATCAGGAGGAACTTTACAACCTGATTATAGATATGCTCTAGTTGTTCCTGAAAATGCTCAGTTTAGTGCTACATCAAATGGTAGTGTTAATTTTTTAACTACTGAAAAAGTAGATTTTAGAGATACAAGTAGTATGTCAATTTCATTTGTAGATAGCAATTATTATCTACTTAGAAAATCAGCTAAAGCTATATCAGCAGAAATTAGATCTATAACTCTTCCTTTTTCTACCCCAGAAAAATTTTCAATAGCTACTATTACAGATACAAACATTTTACAGATATTAGATGTTACAGATGCTGAAGGAAATATATGGTATGAAGTACCTTATTTAGCTCAATCTACTATATTTGATAGAGTAGATAATCCATCCTCTGGTAGTGATGGTGTACCTTATTTAGTTCAATTAAGACGAGTTCCTCGTCGTTTTGTATCTCGTTTTTTATCTAATAATACTTTACAACTTGAGTTTGGAGCTGGTGTTTCAAATAAATCTGATGATACTATATTACCCAATCCAGATAATATTGGTTTAGGGTTAGTACCTGGTATATCTAATTTATATAATAACTATAATAAAGCTTCTGTATTTTATACTCAAGAATACGGTTTAGCCCCAAGTAGTAATATTACTGTCAGATATCTTGTCGGAGGAGGAATAACATCCAATGTCCCTTCAAATACTATAACTACCATAATCAGCTCTAGTGCTTCTTTCCCTAATGGAATTACAGGACCTTTAGCTACTAATATTTTAAATAGTTTAGCCGTAGCTAATCCATTACCTTCAGCTGGAGGACGAAGTGGAGATCAAATTGAAGAAATTCGTAATAATGCTTTATATGCCTATCAATCTCAACTACGTGCTGTAACTAGAGAAGATTATATGGTAAGAGCATTATCTTTACCTTCTGATTATGGATCAATTGCTAAAGTATATGTTACACAAGACATGGCCATGGAAATGATACCAACACCTACAGTAGCAACTACTGAAGGTCGTAACCCATTATCTTTGGATATGTATATTTTAGCATATGATTCCAATAAAAATTTAACCCAAGCTGCTACTACATTAAAATCTAATCTAGCAACATATATTAACCAATTTAGAATGGTTACAGACGCTGTTAATATTAAAGATGCATTCTATATTAACATTGGTGTTAATTTTGATATTGTAATAGCTAGTGGGTATAATGGGAATGATGTACTTACTAATTGTATTTTAGGATTAAAAGACCATTTTAATATTGAAAAATGGAATATTAATCAACCAATAATCCTTTCCGATATTACATCTAAACTTTTACAAGTAAAAGGTGTGCAAAACGTAACTAAAGTTGAAATTATAAATAAATATGGAGGTAATTACTCTCAATATGCTTATGATATTTCTGGAGCTACAAGACAGGGTAACATTTATCCTTCAATAGATCCAAGTATATTTGAAGTTAGATTCCCTGATTTAGATATTCAAGGAAGAATAGTACCTTATGTAATTTAAAAATCTAAAATAATATGAAACTAGAAAAATTAAAAGGACACATCCCAGATTCAGTAATTGCTCAAATTCCTGAAGTAATGGAAAAATTTAAAATTGATACCCCAGTTGAATTAGCTCACTTCTTATCCCAGTGTGGTCATGAATCAGGTGGATTTAAAGTAGTAAATGAAAATTTAAACTACGGAGCTAAAGGTTTGTTAGGTATATTCAAAAAATATTTCCCAACAGAAGAAAAAGCTAAGTTATATGAGCGCAAACCAGAAAAAATTGCTAATTTAGTATATGGTGGTCGTATGGGTAATGGTGTTGAAGCTACAGGTGAAGGTTGGAAATATCGCGGACGTGGTTATATCCAATTAACTGGTAAAGCTAATTATACTGAATTCGATAAAATAGTAACTGAAAATATAGTTGAAAATCCTGATTTAGTAGCCACTAAATACCCATTACTATCTGCTGCTTGGTTTTTTTCTAAGAACTGTTTAGGTAGATGCAAAGATGCTACTGATGCTTCTGTAACAGCTGTAACTAAATGTGTTAATGGTGGTACAATTGGTCTTCCTGACCGTTTAAAACATTTCAAGGAATACTATAATTTGTTAGCTTAAAAAGCAACAACTTGTCATATTTATATGTAGTAATCATGTAAATTATGGCAGTTTATAAAATATTTCCTGAAAAAACAGCTACATTGTTTTCGTATTACCCAACCATGAATACTGGTTTGGATGAAATACTTGAACTTAGCACTTTTAAATCTATTGATGGTACTAACGAAGTATCTCGCCCTATTATTAAATTTCCATCAAGTGAAATTAGTGATGTATTTACTAATAAAGTAGGTACTGCTAGCTTTGATTGCTATTTAAAATTATATTTAGCTAACGCTTCATCAATTCCATTAAATTATACCATATTTTCTCATCCATTAGCAGCTGATTGGAATATGGGTACAGGAAGAGCTGCTAATTTACCTATTACAACAGATGGAGCTAGTTGGAAATATACAAATGAATTAAGTGGAAGTGTTTGGTTTAACCCATTATCATTTCCTAGTGGGCAAACAGGTTCATATCAATCTGGATCTAACATTGGTGGTGGATTATGGTATACTTCTTCCACTTATCAAGCAACTCAATCTTTTGGTTTCAATAGTTCAAAAGATATTGAATTAAAAGTAACTAATGCAGTTAGTGCTAGTTATACTAATATTATTCCTAATTATGGTTTTATATTAAAATATAGCAGCTCAATAGAATTTACCACTGCTTCTAAATTTGAAACTAAATATTTTTCAGGAACAACTCATACTATTTATCCTCCTACTCTTGAAATTAGATGGAACGATTTCTCATATAGTACTGGTTCTCAATCAGTAATGGATTCTGATTTATATTATGCTAGTTTAGGCAATAATAAAAACATGTACCAACAAGACTCAGTACAGCGTTTTGATGTTAAGGTTAGAGCAAAATATCCTCCTAGAACATTTCAAACTTCATCATTTAGTTATGCTTTAGTAAACTATGCTTTGCCTTCTTCTTCATATTGGTCAATAAAAGATTTGGATACTGAAGAAATTGTCGTAGATTATGATACTACATATACTAAAATTAGTTGCAACCCAAGTGGTAGCTATTTTAATGTATATATGAATGGCCTAGAACCAGAACGCTATTATAAAGTATTAATTAAAACTATACTAGATAATGGTGAAACAGTAGTATTTGATGAAAATTATTATTTTAAAGTTGTAAGATAATGTCCCAAATTCCTATACAAAAACAGGTATTCGATAAAGACCAATATGGGAAAGTAATAGATACCCAATTCCGTCAGTTATTAAATCAACAGGCAACTGAAGAAACTCCTACCTTTACTTTAGATGATTTTTTTGAATTATATGATCAATTATTTTACCAAATCCCAAAAGAGGGAGATGCTAATTCTCATAGATTTATCTTACAAAGAGAAGCTGAATATCTAGGTGTAATCATTGATCAGGATGATATCCAGGCATTACTTGACGAAATTACATCTTTAAGACAACAAGTATTAGATGCTCAAACAGCACTAAACGATCTTAATCAAATTAGAAGATAATGGCTAATAATATAAGAATAGTAGGAAATATATTGAGTACTACCACTGTTACACGTTACTCTCCAAATGACACTAATTTAATCCAATCTAGATTATTAAAAGAAAACTTTGGTGGACCTAATGACTATATTGAGTATTATGTACAGGATGCTCTTGGTAATATATTAAATTCAAATTTTAGCTATCTTAATTATAAACTTCCCTCTACTGGAAGCGGATTAACACCTAGATTAACTCCTGTTCCTAATACTACAGGTGAATTTGAAACCCAAAATTCTATTGCAGGAACAGAAACATCTTTTGATCCGGAAACATTTGAAGAAATTCCAGGTACTCCTCCACTTCCGTTATATCCTATTATAGAAATAGATCCTGTTAAAGATCTTCAAGATTTAAGATATACTTCAGGAGAATTTAAAACTAGATATAATTTATTTGAAAATGTAATATCTAATCCTTCTGAAAGAGCATTATTTATTAAAGAAATTTCTCCTGATAGAACTGAAATAAGATTAGCTTCTAATATATTATCTGACCAACAAATATTAGCAGCTTTTGGAGATGTAAGTAGTAAAATAGATGAAGTAGATTATCATATTGATCATTTATTAAATTTTGGGAATAATGAACAATATATAGCAGTTAATATTGCCCTTGATCAAACCCCAGAAGGAAACGAAATATTATTTAAATTATATCAACCTCTACCTTTAAGTGTCCAAGAAAAACAAATATTGTGGGTAGTTAGAGAAAAATCAGACCCTTATATTTTTGATATTAATTTAGATCAATTTGTTGATCCACCTCCTCCCCCAACACTAAGAGGACCTAATTTTAATATTCCTATTGAAAATCAAGGTACCATATCTACAACATATGGTACTTACTCCAGTTTAATATCTAATCTTCAATCATTACAAAGCTCATCGTACAGTCAGATTCAAAGTTTACTTGCTACACAAAGTATAGATATAAATGTAGATTATACTAATTTTGACGATTTTGTATTTTTTAGTTCTGCTAAGCAACGTATAGTTAATTTCTATACTAAAGTTAAAGAAATTGAAGACTACCAAAATTTTATAAACAAATATAAACCGTTTGTTGCTACAACAGCTAGTCTACAAACTAATATAAATCAATATTCATCTAGCATTAATAATATTATATCTAACTTTGATGGATATGAGTATTACCTATATTTTGAATCCAGCTCATATGCTTGGCCTAAATCAGGTATAAATAAACCTTTTACATTATTATCAACAGGCTCAGCAACTGTACTTAGTTGGTATAATACTCTAACAGGATCTGCTGAAACATATGATTTAGATAACTATGATAATTTAGAATACGCTATTCCTGCTTTTATACGTGATGATGGAAATAACCAACCATTCTTGACATTCTTGAACATGGTTGGTCACTATTTTGACAACATTTGGATTTATTTAAAAGCAGTTACTGATATTAATTTAGCAAACAACAATCTAGAGGTTGGTATATCTAGAGATTTAGTATATCAACAATTAAAATCTTTAGGTGTTAAATTATATAATAGCCAAGCGGGTAATAGTGTAGATGGATATTTGATTGGTGCCAACACAGGTAGTAGTGTATTTGATAATAATTTTACTATTACTGGTAGCTATTTAAATAATATCCCACGTGCTGATTTAGTAGCCGAACTATATAAACGTATTTACCATAACTTACCTTTATTATTAAAAACCAAGGGTACTGTTGCCGGTTTAAATTACTTAATGACTACATTCGGTATTCCAAATCAAACCTATTATACAATAGGAAGTGAATCATTTTATACCCCAACAGGTAGCGTTGCTACAGCTAGTATATTGAATGTAAAAGAATTTGGTGGTTCACTTAAATCTGGATTAATTAACGGATACAACAACGATAAAGTAAGAATTGTATCTAATTTAGTAACAGGCAGTGTATTATCTTCTGAATTAAGCCTACAGACATTCCCTACAGCATCTGCTGCATTTAGAGATGATGATTTACATTATGTAGACATATCATTTAGTCCTCAAACACAAATAGACACTTATATTTCTAAATCTATTGCTTCTAACACAACAACATGGAGTTTAGATGATTATATTGGGGATCCAAGACAACAATACAGTGCATCCTATCCCGATTTGGATGCTCAACGTAAACTATATTTTGAAACCGGAGTACCAGGATTTAATCCATTTACAGCCTCATTATTAGATTATAATGGATTTATCAGATTAATTGAATTCTTTGATAATTCACTATTCAAAATGTTGAATGACTTTGTTCCTGAAAGAACAAGTCTATCTACAGGTGTTACTATTAATTCACCTGTACTTGAAAGAAACAAAGCTGTTTATTCTATACCTAAACCAGCTAAAGAAGATATTAAAAATGCTGATTATGAGATTGGTGAAATAACACCACAATATGGTAAATTATACAATGATTTATCTGGAGATAAAAAACCGTTCTTTACTGGTGAATTAAGTGGAAGTGTAATTGATGTTAATCAATATTTCGAAGATGATTTTAATCCATATGATGGGGATTGGGATGTTTGGAATGCACAGCATACTATTAGTGAAAGCATTAATATGAATTCATTCCTACATTCAGATTGGAACGTATTATTAAATAATGTTTCTAAAAGTGTAGAATCGAATGTAAGAAAACATATTGAATACATTTACGGTACTACAGGTAGTTTAACAAGTAGTGCTGAACTACAAGATTCATACTTAACTTTAAAATCATATAATACTTCACGTTATGACGGATCTAAAGTAACAAGTTTATTATACAATACTTATACTAGTGGATCCTATACAGGATCTGATGGTCGTACAATAGTAACGGGAGATAATTCATTTGGTAAAACGGCTGTTATTGATCGTAATTCTTATAAAGTAGGTTGGATAAAAACAGTTACAACTGAAAGTTTAAATTTTTATAGAAAAACTCCAATAAATTTAGAATATTTAATTAATTCTAATAGCGAATTAAATGAATTAAATTCATCTAATAGAAATTGGTTTGAAGTTCAAAATATATTCAAATCCCATAACCCCGCTATAGTATTCATCTCAGATATGGATCAAAATAAAAGAGATGGATTAAAACAAGTATGGAAAAGTGGATATTCTTTCAACCCAGTAATATATAGAGATAGTGGAGAAACAATGCGTTTTACTTTTGATAACTTTTTATATACAGCTTCTGTACCGTTTGGATTCTTAAAAACAGACCCAAAATCATATACTTATGAAGTTCGTAAAGTTCCAGATTATATTGAAGTAGCATATCCTGATTCTGAAATAAATAATTCTCTATATGGAAATTATTTCCTTGTAAATGGGATAAATTCTCAACAGACATATAACGGAAATAATACAGTTGCTGATAGAATTGTACGTAATTCATGGCCTTATAATTCTGTTCCTAGATTATCAACTACTATTACTAGTTATTTAAATACATCTGTTGGATATAGAGGTGATGTATATAAATTTAATATATTTAATTATACAAATTT